GAGAATCCATACAACCATTGCCATTCAAAGAACCAAGTGGCACATTGTTAAATTTACTTAATATATTAGTAGATGGTGGTAAAAAGTTTGCTTCGATTGCAGAAATTAACACAGGACAAGGTAATCCAAATGCTCCTGTAGGCACAACGTTAGCGTTATTAGAGCGTTCAACTAAAGTTTTATCAGCCATACACAAAAGATTACATAATTCACAGAAAAAAGAGTTCAAATTACTTGCTCAAGTATTTCAAGAATACCTGCCGCAAGATTATCCGTATGCCATAGCTGGTGGACAAGCAAATATAAAACTTGCTGATTTTGATGAAAAAGTAGATATTTTCCCAGTTTCAAACCCAGATATATTCAGCCAATCACAAAGAATAGCTATGGCACAAGAAATGATGCAATTAGTGCAATCTAATCCAGAGGTACACGGGCCTAATGGTATTTATGAATCTTATAAAAGAATGTACGCAGCTATAGGTGTAGATAATATTGATAAAATTCTTACTCCACCACCACCTACAGATCCTAAACCCTTAGAGGCAGGTTTTGAAAACAATAAACTCTTATTGGGACAACAAGCACAAGCATTTTCACAACAAAATCATGATGCACATATAGCATCGCACATTGCTTTGTTACAAACTCCACCTGTGCAAATGAACGCACAAGTGCAAGCTTTAATACATTCACATATCATGCAACATCTACAGATGAAAGCCGATGCTCTTGGTGAACAACAGATGCCTCCAGAATTGCAACAACAATTTCAACAATTACAACAGCAAGCGCAACAAGCATCACCTGCAGAAGCTGAACAACTTGTCATGCAGGCAGGTGACTTACTGGCACAATTCTCAGCACCAATTATGGCTGAACTAATAGCTGAATACAGCAAACAGGTTGAAAATCCAAATGACGAAGATCCGTTAGTTGCTATAAGAAAACAAGAACTTGCTCTCAAAGGGCAGGAGCTATCTATGGAGCAACAACAATTTTTACAAGAAGAACAACGTAAGGCGCAAGAAGCACAAATGCGTGCTCGGGTGGATCGTGAAAGAATTGGATCACAGGAAGATATTGCAGATTTACGTGATGACACAGCTCGTGCAAGGCTTGAACAACAGGCTCGTTTTAAAATGTTAGATTTGCAAAATAGAAAATAAGACTTGCAAAAATAAAAATAGAGCCACATAATTAGGCACATGATAAAAAGAACAGAGATAAATCAACAGAAAACCCCCACACCTTTAAAGAATAAAAATCCTTATAGTAATAAGGGTAGTGTTTCTTTGAAGTCTGATGCTGGCTCTTTTGATGCAAACACCAAACCAAAACCAGGTATGGGCAAAGGCAAAGCTAGAGGTATGGGAGCTGCAGAATTTGGCGGCAAGTTTTCTGGTGTTTATTAATGTCTGATACTTGGTTAAGTAAAAAGTTTTTAAAAGAACTCAAACTAAGAAGAGAAGACATTACTGATACCATGCTCGGAGGGTGCAAAGATCATGCACAATACGAGTTTCTGCGTGGGCGTTACAGTTCTCTCGCTGATGCAGAAAATATATTTAGAGAGCTGCTCGGAAGGGTAATAAAAGATGACATCAAAGATACAGGTTCCTGATCATATAGCAAAAGAGATCGAAGCCGAACAGGCGCAAGCAGAAGAAGTAAAACAAGAAGAGGATAATCAAGAATTGCCATACGTGTCACAGGAAGCACGTGTGCTTGATCCAACACTGCTCGACAAATCAATTTTAGAACGTATGCCACAACCAACAGGTTGGCGTATTTTAATTCTGCCGTACAAAGGTAAAGGTGTTACTGATGGCGGAATACATTTAGTGCAACAAACCTTAGACAGAGAATCACTGGCTACGGTTGTAGGGTACGTTGTGAAGATGGGGCCTGACTGTTATAAGGATGCAAGTAAGTTTGCAGAACCTTGGTGTCAGGAAAAACAATGGGTATTGATTGGCAGGTATGCTGGTGCACGCTTTAAGCTCGGTGATGAATCTGAGTGTCGTATTATCAACGATGACGAAGTTATTGCAACTATACTTGATCCAGACGATATTCTTGCAGTTTAGGAGAAAAGATGGCAGAAGAAAATACACAAGCAGTTGAAGAAACTGAGATTGAAGAGGGAGAAGTAGTTGAGCTTGAACCCGTAGAAGAAGCAACACAAGGTACAGAAGCACCTGTAGAATCTGAAGATGCAGAAGCCGAGGCAGTAATAGAGGATGTCTCTGATACAGAAGAAACAAAAAAGAAAGATCAACACGAGGATTATTCAGAGAAAGTACAAAAAAGAATTGGTACTCTTACCAGAAAATTAAGGGAGGCTGAAAGAGGACGTGATTCTGCTTATGAGTATGCAAAAAGCACAGCTCAAGAAAATCAAATGTTGAAACAAAAAACTTCAACACTTGATAGGTCTTTTCTTACTGAAGCTGAAAGTAGGTTGAAAGCACAGAAAACACAAGCTATGACAGCTTTGAAACATGCAAATGAGAACCAAGATTACGAAAAAGTAGCAAAAGCGCAAGATGTATTAGCTAAAATTGCAGTAGAGGAATCAAGGGTAAATGCTTCTAAAGTAGCACTTGATCAAGAAACAACTGTTGCAAATTTACAACAAAATGTCCAACAACCACAACCACAGTATCAACCACCACCAAAACTTGACGCAAAGCAAGAAGCTTGGGTTGAAAAGAATACATGGTTTGGTGAAGATGAGATTATGACACTAGCTGCATTTTCCATTGACCAAAAATTAATTCAGGAAGGTTATGATCCAAAGACTGATGAATACTACAATGAAGTCGATAGAATGATGAGATCAGAGTTTCCGCACAAGTTTGAAGAGTCTTCTGTAAAGACGAAGCCTCAACAAAAGGTGGCTTCGGCAGGCAGAGTTGCTGGTAATACAGGCTCAAAAAGACAGGTGAAGCTGTCTCCTGCAGAAGTACAAATGGCAAAAAAACTCAACGTACCCTTAACAGAGTACGCAAAATATGTTAAAAGGTAATAGTTATGACAGAAGATAACAAAGATTTAAACAGAACTCCACGTTCTGCTGACACTCGAGCTAACAAAGAAGCTCGCAAAGTATGGAGCCCACCATCTAGATTGGATGCTCCTGCAGCACCTGAAGGTTATACTCACAGGTGGATAAGAGCCGAGACTCTAGGTGTAGAGGATCGCAGTAATATTTCTGATAGATTAAGCGAGGGATTTGAACTCGTAAGATCTGAAGAAATAAGTGCTGAAGATTTAAAAAAATACACCGTTATGGACGAAGGGCAACATGCAGGAGTTGTAAAACGAGGTGGTTTGCTTTTGGCTAGGATTCCTAATGAAACACGTGAAGAGAGAAACTCCTACTTCGCTGCACGTGCACAAACTCAGCAAGATGCTGTTGACAATGATCTAATGAAGGAATCAGATCCAAACTCCCCGATTTTAAAACCGAGGAGAGAAAGCAAAACAACATTTGGCGGTGGTCAACGCAGTTGATCGCTTAAACATATATTAAATATATAAGGTGACTTATTATGGCTAACAAAAATGCCCCCTTTGGAGCAAGACTTGTAGGCAAATTAGGTTCTGGTGTACTCAGTAATGGGTTAACAGAATACAAAATTGCTTCTGGTGCTTCTGGGAATATTTTTTCTGGCGATTTAGTTAAAATGACCAATGCAGGTACTATATTGGTATCAGCAGCTGGTGATGAATCCTTAGGTGTATTTAGAGGTTGTAAATTTACAGATTCAAACGGAGATGTAGTTTTTAAATCTCATTACCCTGATGGTACTGTATCGTCTGATATTGTAGCGTTTGTTCATGATGACCCTGATGCTGTATTTGAAATCCAAAGTGCTGGTTCTCCAGCGCAGACCGATGTTGGACTCAATGCAGATATTTCATATACGTCTGGCTCTCTAAAAACTGGAATGTCAGCAGTTGAATTATCTGGTACTACAGCAGCAACATCTGCCACTTTCAGAATCATGGGATTCTCAAGTGATCCAGATAACAGCACAACAGGTTCAGCTAACGTAAACGTTATAGTTAAGTTTAATGAGCATTTCTATATCGACCCAACAGGAGTATAATTAAATGGCAATTAATAGAGCGCAATTAGCGAAAGAATTAGAGCCAGGTCTTAATGCTTTGTTCGGTATGGAATATGCCAGATACGAAGCTCAACATTTAGAAATTTTCGATTCCGAAACTTCTGATAGAGCGTTTGAAGAAGAAACTCTAATAGTAGGGTTTGGTAATGCAGAGGTAAAATCAGAAGGTAGTGGTGTCAGATTTGACAGTGCTAACGAAGGATATACTTCACGTTATACCCACGAAACAGTGGCTTTAGCTTTCGCACTTACTGAAGAAGCAATCGAGGATAATCTTTATGATAGACTCGGTGCAAGATATACCAAAGCACTAGCTAGATCTATGGCTAATACTAAACAAATCAAAGCTGCAGCTGTATTGAACAATGCGTTCTCAACAGTTGGTGGAGATGGTAAAGTATTAATCGCAACAGATCACCCGCTAGGTGGCGGAGGTTCACTAGCAAACAGGGCTGCTACTATGGCAGACTTAAATGAAACTTCACTTGAAGATGCATTAATTAGTATTTCTACATTTACCGATGATAGA